TCAAAGTTACTGGCAGTTTGGCCTGTAAGATTTCTTAAATCTGCATTAGCTTTAGTAAATTCAGTAAAGGATTTGATGATTGCAGATATAATAACAAATGGATCAGTTAGGGTAGTAGCTAAACCTTTTAAAGTTTGTCCTATACCTGTAGCTGCCACTTGTAATTTAGCAAAACCCTTTGATATCTCACCCTTGCTTACAGATTCAGCAAGACTATCTGCTTTTTTCTGTGCTGCGGCGAAGGCATCGTCTAGTTTTAGGGCGGAGGCTATACTACCCCCCAGTATTTCCTTGGCTCCCTTTAAAAGATTTCCTGTTACCCCCAATATACTATTAGAAGCTTTTCGTTTTTCAACTTCTTTATCAATCAGATCTAAGATTTCCTGTTCTATAGCAAATCCTTGTTCTCTAGCTCTTAGTAAGTTAGCTTCTTCTTCGGTTAATTTTCCTGCCGCAAGTTGTCTATCAATAGACCTTGCAAGCATCTGACCCGATAAAGTGGATAATGATTTATCTTGAGCAAGTTTATCAGCATTAGCTCGAAGTTCCCTAACTGCTACTTCAGCTTTTTGTCTTTGAGCATCTAACTGTTTATCAGTTAATCTAGTAATGGCTTCTTCCTGATTCTGAAGAGTTTTAGAAACTGAACCTAGGGTGTTAATAGCTTTAGTAGCTTCCTTTACATTACTAATATTCTTACCAAATTCAGCATTTATCTCCTTAAGAACATCTCTATATTCCCCAAAATCGGCCACTAGACTATTTTATTATAAATATTACTTCTTTGTGTTTTTTGAGAACTTAGTTGAATAACTTGGTTTAGGTGAGGATTTTGGAGGGTTTTTTAAAAAATCTGGAATGTTCCTTTTATTAGTATCCCCCATATTGAATTTTTTAGTATTACTATCGGATCTAGCTTTTTTAACTTCTTCAGCCTCTTTTTTATAATGTTCTGAGATTGAAGAAGCTATATAGTTTCTTAACCAAATTGGCATGTTATAAACGGTGTGAAAATCATACCCACCTTTTCCATGAAATACGATCGAATGGATTTGACTAAAGAGATCGTTTCTATAAGTCTGCGTCTGGCCAAAAAAAATTCAGTGTAATTGGAATATCAATTTCTTTATACTTATCCCTCCCAACTTCAATAGTAGTAGAAAGATTAACATCAGGTTGAACTTCTCTAATATGTTTTCTTAATTCTCTAGAATCCATAGCTAAGAGATGATTATCCACAAATTTTCTAACATGAGATCTTTCACTTTCACCATCAACTGAGACTATTATATGTTTAAGTCTAGTTGACATATCTGCTGAAGAATCTTTTTTTAGTCTTTTTAATCCTTTTAACTCATTTTCGATTTCTCTTTCATCCTTGTGGGATAAAAATTTAAAAGTAATGTTTACCCCAGAATGTGGGAGGGTATAAGGGAATTCATTTACACCGCTTTCAAGTGCGCTATAATCGATTTCTCTATTTTCAACTGAAGATAAATCAACTGTAATTTCTTCATCATTATACCTAAACTTATAATTTTTTCCATAACCAAGAATTCTAGCAGCTACTAATAAAGCATTTTTATCTCCCACATATAAATCACTAAACTTAATTTTACTTACAATTAAGGATTCAAGTAATTTATCAATTACTGTACCTTTTTCAATATAATTTTGATTTGTGAGTATATCTTCTTCTTTAGCAGTCATATATTTCATTTCTACAACGCCAGAGGAGAGAGGATTATCTTTAGGATATAAAAGACCTTTGGAAGGTAATTCTACTGTTTCAGTAGGGAAGTCAAACTTAGTTTCAGACATAGATTACAATTTAAAAAAATAACTTTTTATTCAGTGATAAATATATAAAAAAATAAGAAAAAATGAAAAATTATGGAGAAGGAAATGCACTAACACCTTTTGATCCACTAAATATAAATAACCCTGAAGAAGAAGGGGAAATTTTTAGTTTATCAAACACGTTCAATTCAATAGGAGGGGTTTGTTGTGTTGAAAAAGTTTCAGTGTTGGCACTTGCTGTAAATAACCCAACAACTTCCATTGAAGAGGTTGATGAACCCGTAAAATTAATTGTTAATTCAAATGGTGTTACAAATGTAAATGAAGCAGCGGCTTCAAAATTTACAAAAGTTTCAAAACTAGTATCTATAATATCACCTATAATATGACCGCTTGCACTTATGATAGAAGATGTGATTGGGGTTGTTGTTGAAGAACCCTGGTCTGTTACTTGTTGTAATGTGGGAGTACCACCACCAGCCGCAGCTATAGACTGGGATACATTTTCTATGCCTGTTATAGACAACACACCATTTACTGTAGTTCTCCCAAAACTAGCAGGTTGATCCTGTATAGCTGGTTTTATGAATTTTGCTCTTGCCATAGAAAAAAAATGTCCGGTAATAAATACCGGACATCTTTAAATATAAATAAATAATAAAATTAGAAATTCAATACACAATAATCTGGTTGTACTGTCATTGAGATTTCAACAGCAGCATCAACAGTATCATAATTATAATCTCCAAATGATGCTTCAGTAATCATTGCACCCTCAATAATCCATTCAGAAACGATATCTCCTACAGGTCCTAATACTCTGAAGGTTAATTGCTTTTTATAGAAATCAGAATACCCATCTCTACCTGTAACGGATTCATGGTGTAAGCGTACCCACTCCATTACAGCCTGAGCGCCTGAAGGAGTAATTGGATCAAATAAAGTAAAAGAAATAGGATTCCATACAGTTTTGCCTTTTACATATCTTTGGATATTGATGTGATTCAAAGCGACTGAACCTTGGGTTAAACTAACCGCACCTATTCCTTTCACCATAAAGGAAGGAAATCCATTCATCACCATTATAAACCTATTAGGTTGTTTAGGTTCAAAGGGGGTAAAAAATATTTCGTTTGGATCTATTACTGGCATGTTTTATATTTTATTATAAATATTATAAAAATTAAAAATTAAGATGGGAATGTAGCTCCCGTTGGCAACACATTAAAGTCTAATAATATAAATTCAGCTGTTCTAGTTGGTTGAATAAATATCTGACCTACTAATTGATTTCTGTCAATAACATCTGAAGTGTTATTTGTATCATCCATTACTACTTTAAAGGCAAATAATCCTTGTCTTTGTTGAACTGAAGATAAATAAGGATTAACTTGAGATAGGAAATCGTTTCTAGTTGCCGCTGAATTTTGCTCAAATACAAGATTATCAGATACTTGTGAAATAAATGATTTCAAGGCAATCAATAATCTTCTTACGTTTACTCTATCAAGAGCAGAAGCTTGTTGTTGTAATGTTTTCTGCCCAAATACAACTACTCCTTGTCCTGGGAATGTAGCAATTGGGTTAACTTTTCCTACATAAAGAGTATCTCTTTGAGATTGAGATAATTTTCTTTCAGCCTGTGCTACTCCTATTAATCCCCCTCTGTTAAATCCTGCAGGTGCAAACCAAGTTTCAGCTGTGGCATCCGTATTAGCATATACCCCTGGGATCAATGTTGAAGCTGGGACCCATACAAGTTGGCCATTGTTTGGTTCACTTATTTGTAACCATGGCCAATATGCAGCTCCATAAGAAGAATCTCTTTCACCTGCTTCCGTAGTAACTACTGAAACAGTAGAACCATACTTAACTAAATCTACTACTGCAATGGCATCACCTCTATTTTCTACCATCTCAATTAAGTTTCCTACTGGGGTTGGATGATCAGCTTGGTAAATACCTGGTGCAGAAATTATATTAAATCTATACTCGTCTCTATTAGCTAATAAGTTAATAGCATCTGTATAATTACCATCTGTTAATCCTTGAGTTCGGGTTCCAATACTTTCATATAAATTATTAGCTCCTTCAAATACTTCTCCAGTTGCAGCTCCAAATGTACCACTAGAAGCCAGAGGAATTGATGCTGTAAATTCAGTCTTAGCAGCACCATTATTATCAAAATAATCAGGTGTAGGTAAATTAACGGATTTTACTCTTACATATCTTGAACCATTTGGGTAAGATCCTGAAGTTCCAACATAAACATCAGTTCCAGATCCTACTAATTGTTGAACTTGGTTTCCTACTACTCTTTCAATATAATTAGACTGTCTAGGATCTAATGAAAGATTTGTAAATGTTTCTAAAACGGTTTTAGCATTATTTCTATCATCCCCTCTTCTAATTAAAAGAGAAAATACTCCTGAAGATGTGTTAGGTGATACTACTTCCCATCTAATATTATCTTTTGAACCACTTAATAAAGTTCCATTAGAACCTGTTGTGGAAGAAGAACCTGTTACTCCATGAGTTCCATCATCATTATTTAGAATAGCACCTTCAGATAGGGTTTCTAGTACAAAGGATTGTTGACTTTGAGATAAACTAGATGAAATGTATGAGCTAGTAGCAGGAGTGAATGAACCCGTAGCTACTCTAGTTACTAATAATGAAGTACCTCCTTGGGTGAAATAGTTATTTGCTGAAATTGAAGTTAAAAATGAATATTCTTCAGTAGAACCACTAACAAAAGTAGTACCAAATTCAGCTTCATATTCACTAAATGTAGTAACTAATCTTGGAATATTGGGTTTACCTTTTACTGTAGGTCCTATAATAGCGGCACCTGCGGTTACAGGCAGTGATCTAATTTGGGACTGATCATTTTCGTTAGCGAGTACACCGGGTGATAAAAGAGTTTCGGCCATTAGTCTTTATTTAAGTTTTGTTATAAATATCAAAACCTTTCTAAAAAAACTATGGGATTGGTTCGATTTCTCCCGTTTCTAATGATAACTTACCTTCACCATATTTATCTTCTAATTTTTTGGCTAAGGTTTTTTCTTTATTAGTTATTTCTGTTAATTTTGATTTTAATTCATTTTTACTATTTTCTAACGACGTAATTTCAGCTTCAATAGTACCTAATGAATAAATTATATTATCAAAATTAGCTTTTAATTCTTTTAGTTCTTTAATTTCTTCTTCAGTTAAAACTTTTTTTTCTTTAATCATGACTTATTTTTACTATGATAAATATTAAATTTAACCCAAAGAATTAACTATAGAAGATAAATCAAACATAGGGGTATCAATTACAGGACATTCATGGGGTCTTCCATCAAATGAATAATCAAATAAATAACTATCTGGTAATATAAAATTATCTGGTAGGTTAGCTTGGATATTATTATGAAAAGAATAACCAAATATAGAACTTGAAGTTCCTACCCACAATACAGTGGATTTTTTCTGTAAGGCTGCAGCTGCATGTTGCAGTGAAGAGTCAATCAAAAGGTTTTTCTGGGAAAATAGTAATAGACCAAATAACTCCATATTAGTCATAGGATCTTTATGATGTTCTACATCAGGAATAAAATTATATTCTTCTCTACAGATTTGAATAATATGATAATCTTTTTTATAATGATCAGCTATGGCACAAGCTAAATCATAGGGCATATCTCTAGTCCAACTATAAGGTTGATTTTGTTCTTCTAATGGGCCTCCATTAGTATGCATAACCATGATAGGTTTTTCACGAGTCCATTTATCGTATGCTAATTGTTGTTGTCTTAAATTAAATACTAAAGATGGAGATTCTCCATTATATTCTAAATTATATAAATTACACCAATTTTTAATTAATGGTTCACGATGAACTATATGTTCGGTTGTAAAATAAGGTTCATGTTTAAAGATTAAAGTATCTTTATCTTTAATATAATCATTATAAAAATAAGGTGTATTTCCTATTCTGTAAACTCTATCTACAAAATCTAAATTAATAAATGATTCAGGATAAGCACAAATTATAATTAATTTTCTTTTAGGATGATTGTTTTTAATACATTTTGCTACTGCTGTAGCTGCTATATGTTTACCTAACCCACCTTCCAGATGGAATATACTATAACTACTCATTCATAACTTTTTACTATAATAAATATAATAATTTTTTTTTAAAAAACCTATCTAAATCTTAAATTTCTTTATCTTCAACATCAAATCCAGCTAATATAGCTTCTGCTTTAGTATAAGAAGTTACCCCATTAAATATAGAACCGGTTGTAAAAACTGAACCAGGTATATCATCTTCATACAAAATAACACATCTAGGATCATCATCTCCCGTATGAGGATATACAACATAAGCATATAAAGATGTTCTTTGATCTCTTGGAGGAGCATTCAGATCATAAACATCTGCAGATGCTTCATATGCGGAGCTAGAGTTTGGATATTCGTAATATAAATACATAGTTAAAATATAGAATAATAGTTATTTACTTCTTTTTCCAAGCCGATCTGTATATTTGATAAATCACCTTCATAAACGATAAATTCTTGCATATTATAATTAGCAAATTCAGATGCACCATATCCTAATACAAAAGAACTGACCCCGTTATCTAAACTACCATTAATAGTTAATAAATGTTGTGAACTGAAACTCGTACGTACTTCTCCTCTATTAGTTGGTGTATATGCAGCGGAATTTTTTCTGTAAGTGTTTGACAAGTAATTAGGATCATTTCTTGTATTTGTTGATGTGTTACCGTTTTGTGCTATCAATTGAAATCTTGTATCCTCTCGATATAAAATAGCTCTATCTGTTGATACCTTACTTACTGAGAAGAAATAATGTTGTCCTGTTGATGGTAAGTATGTAGTTTTTGATGATATCAAATCTAAATGTGATCCATTACTTGCAGCTAGGCCTGTGATTATGGGCTTTCCGTTTTCTTTTAATACTGCACCACTTGATACTATTTGTGGTTGATTTGCTGTTGTAGTTTGCTCTAAATTTCCACCATTACCACTTTGATCATACCACTTTGTAATAAAACCATCATTACTTCCACAATGCGTTAACAATGCAGCTTCATCAAGGTTACCACTACTATCAAATCCAATATCTGCTTCAGCATTACCTGATGATTCTCTTACTCTGATCACATCTCCGGTATATGCTGAGGATAGTTTTCTTATAGAATATGCTAATCTAATATTAGCTCTATATTTATCTACCATTTTAGCGCCTGATAAAGCTATAATTCCTAATGACGACATATTAAGAAGTTAAATCGCCTACTAGATGATATGTAGCACCTGCTACTTTTTTAAGTGTAGCTGCTGAACCTTGACCTACTAATTTTAAATTTCCATCTTTAGATAAAATCGAAGTTCCGGAACCTGTTTCAAATAAAAATTGGCCTGTAGATGATGTTTGAAAGAATTCAAATTCAGCCCCAGTTGGGACTGCTGGAAGTTCTTCTACAGAACAGGTTAAATTACCACCTACAATATGATAACGTCCAGCATTAGCTAAAGCGTTAGTTAAATCGGTTGTATGGGTGACTATAGGTTTACCACCCTGAAAGCATGCTGAACCTGACCCCGATACATGTCCAGAAATTTCTACATTATCAGAAGTTAATTTAGTTGGTATAGTTGTAGTAATTGGAGGTCCTAGATTTACTTTACCATTACCTGCAGAAAGAATAGGTTTATTAGTTAACGATAATAAAGTGAATCCCGAATTTGCATCATCCCCATGGGCATTATATTCATCTCCAGTATATGAAGAATTAGCTCCACTACCACTCACATTACCATTAAATACTACATTACCCCCATAATCTACACTAAAATTAGATGTAGTTAAATCTGTAATATCTGTGTTAATTACAAATGCAGGATTAGAATCATTTACTGTTGTTTGGGTTGCACTGATTGCAAATGGTCTTGTGTGGAGTTGTTGATTTGGAAATGCAGATGATGAAAAATACCCTGCATATGATGATGTTTGTGATGTTCCTGAAGGTCCTCCTCTATATTGTAATACTATACCAGAACCAACCTGGTCGTGTTCACCTAGATGTAATTCTAATTCTCCTTGGGCATTTGTAAATATCCCACCTGGCTCATAAGCAACATAAAAATTATTCATGTTGAGTGCTGGTGAACCTAAACCAGATAAATCTCTCTTACCAAATGTCATGGCAAGTTCGCCTTCTGATGCATTAGAGCCTGTTGTATATTTTAACCCAAATAACTGGTTAGGTACAGTTGCACTAAAAACTGTTCCTGTTCCTTGACCAAAATAAGATTGTAAAGCACCTTTACCTGTATCTGGGGAAGTTTGAACTATAAATGAACCTGTATTAGGTGCTCCGGTTAAAAATTCAAATGAAGCAGATTCATTTACCTCTAAAGTTAGATTTGATGCATCTGAAGCTAAAATATTAGTTGATCCCGTAATAGTTGATGATCCTGATAATGTAATATCAAAAGCATCTGCACCTGTGAATGCATCAACAGATTGAGAAACATGCCAAGACTGAATTACTAAGGATTGACTTATTTGGGATTCATAATTTAATACCTTTGCCATATGTTATAGTTCTTTATTATAAATACGCTGATTTATACTTTGTGTATTATCAGCTGGAATTTGTGTTTCAGTAGTAATAGTTATTTTAGTCTTTTCATCTATTTTCTTAGCGGCATTAATATCTCTTAGATATGTATCTGGAACTATGTAACCATATAATTTAATAGAAAATGTGGTTTTTACTACTCTTTCGGCTCCCAGAGGTACTTCAGTATTAGTAGCAAAACTATCAATTCTAGCCCTAAATTTAAATCTTTCAGGATCACCCCAATATGAATCAGAAGCATAATTCATTGCTTCTATAATTTTGTTATTTTGTTCTACAAAGTAAGTAGAAATAATTACATCATAATCAATATTTACATAATCAGGCATTACTGTTACATAATATTGTTTTTGAGGAAAATTTCTATTCAAAACATCAAAACTACTATAAGCATTTTTTTTATTATAAGTTTTAGTAAAAACTTGAATGTTGTGAGGGTTATTAGCATCAATTTTAGATGTGAATCTTTCTTTAGCAAGATTAGTTCTTTTAAATAGTATAAGGGGCAACATTGGTTTATCATTACCATCCCTAATATATCCTAATTTCTGAACTTGATTCCATCTTTCAGAATCCCCATATAAAACGGGAACATCTAATTTAGTACCATTTTGCTGGACAGATGGTTTAATAACATTTTTCATATAATAGAGAATAGCTTCATCTATATCTTTAATACCTATAGAAAAAGGCTTTACATCATCTCCTTTAAATGAAACTTGGTTACCCCTTTCAAGATTATTATAAGATGCATTATTAGGATTTCCTCTATCAAATCTACCTTCACCATCCTTATAGGGGACTTGTAATCTTTTTGAAAGTTCTTTTTGACGTGGTGGTATGGGTTTTCTAAATTCTTGTGCCATTATTGTTGATATCTTTCTTGAGTTATTCCTAATCTATCAGCAGGTACAATATTTGTTATACAAACTACGGATAAATTAGTTCCAAAATTTTCCAATCCAGGGTTGAGGGGGTTTTTATTGTTAGGATATTGGGGATTTTTACCAACAAAATATTGATTTGAGTAAGTGTCATTTACAATATGATAATTATCTTCATACATTATGTAATCTCCTACTTTAGGTACTACATCAGCATCTACTAAATCATCTCTAAAAAATCTAAAAGTTACCTCATATTGAGTTTCAAGTATCATATCAGCTTCTTGGAATACTTGAGGTGTTCTTTGAACTAAACAATTAAATATATAAGGTCCCTCAAAGAAGTAACCATCAGCTGCCTCACCATACATGTTAACTTTTGTTTCTTCAAGTCGGTGCACATAGAAAGAAGCCTGTTGGGTGATTATATCACCCATTAATTCTCTATTTAACTTTCTAATTAAATCTACATCTCTTGATCCTCCAAATAATGCCATACTATGCTATATAAATTACGTAAGGTACTTGAGCCAGTTCTTTTTGTTTATACTCAGCTTCTTGAGCTCTCCTTTCTAATAACTTATCTCTTGAGGTTTCATCTAAATAACCCCTTAGTCTTTCAATTAAATTATTTTTTTCATCTGTAGCAGCTGCAATTAAATCAGATTGGTTTAAAGTTACTTCAGCTTCAGGAATTGGTACACTCGAATATTTACCCCTTACATATCCTAACATTTCTTTACTTAATGCTAAAGCATACTCATAAACCCAACTTCTACCTACTGAGTTTATTTGACTATAGATTGGATTTGTATATGGTACATTAGACACATTAGTTATACCACTATAAGCATTATTAAAAGATGAAGAGTATCTATCCTGAGTTTTTATATATTCAAAATATAAAGTCCCATCTTCTTGGGGAATAGGGAAGATTTTTAATTGGTTATTTATAAGTTCAAATGAATAGTTAGATTTTCTAACTTGATCATTCATTTCTATAGCTTGAAGTTTTTGTAAATCAAAACTCAAGGGCATTAGAAGAAAGTTAATAGCAGGAGAATAACTTCCAAAACCAAAACCATCCATCATACTATTAAACCCTAATCCCGAGGATGCATAGGGGTCAAAGTACCTTACTACTGCTGGTGGTGGGTAATAAAATATTCTTTTTACTTCTATACTGTCATTAGTACCCAATGAAGCACTTGCATTTGCCCAAGCATTCAAATCATATTTTTGGGTGCCTCTTGATAAAGGTAATGAACCCGTTCTCCACGTTACATTCCCACCTGTACCCGCTTCTTCCCCATATTGTTGAGATAATCTCACTATTGTACCCATATTAGGTGTAATAAGAGTATTATTAAGATTAGAACCCGTAGGTCCTCCTTCTAAAGTTAAATAGTCTTGTCTTACTCTATAAGCATAAACTTCATTCCCATAGGTAGTAACTGCTTCTTCTAATGCTGTATAAAATTGAATATCCTGTAATTCTACATCAACAATAGGGTAACCCAATCTTTGAGATGCAAATTTTGCAAATTTATCAGCATCAGTTTGGAAATCTAAATCACCATCGTAAAACCCAAAAGGAGTTTCTCCAGGAAAGAATGAGGATGATCCAGGCCATATAGGTACGTTTGCCATGTTGTTTCTTTATAAATATTAGAGTTTTATGAGTCCCTGTTTATGTGAATTAGTATAAAAATCAATTAGTTCTTCAACTATTGGACTTCTATGGTTTGTTGTTAAGGTAACAGACGCTAATCCATTTATGTGGTCTGCTGCTTTATATAAAAAATTAAAACCCGAATCGGATTTTCTTTTTAAATCTACTTGTTTTTTATCACCACAAACAATCATTTTTGAATTTAAACCAATTCTAGTTACAATCATTTCCATTTGGTTGTGAGTGACATTTTGTGCTTCATCAACAATAACCATACTATTTAAAAATGTATTACCACGCATAAAACTAAGGGGAACAATTTTAATTTGATCATCTGCAAGACATTTAGCAACCTTATCTTTATCATATAAGGAATACATATTTTCATAAATGGGTTGTAGCCAAGGATCCATTTTTTCTCTTAAATTACCTGGTAGAAATCCTATATCTTCCTTAGATACAGTTGGCCTTGTTATAATAATTTTTTCGTATCTTCTTGAAAATAAACCATCTAGTGCGATTTGACAAGCTAAAAAGGTTTTACCCGATCCTGCCGAACCCGCTAACATGGTTAAAGTATTATCTAGTACTATTTGTTTTGCAATCTTTTGTTCTTCATTTAGTTGAACTTTAAATTTTATTGGGTTTTTTGGTTTTCTTTTTACAGTTAATTGATTATCCGCCATATAAAAATATTAAATTAGTAACTTAATTACACTTATAAATACTAGAACATAAGCATAAAAAAGGGGTGCCTTACGGCACCCCCTTCTTAATTAAGGAAAATTACTATTAGAGAGTATTCAAACCATCACATAGAATCTTACCATAGAATTCAGGACGAACTACTTTCTTAGCGTAGCGAGTCAAGAGACCTTTACGTGGCGTAAATGTTTCTGGATCGTACACAAGAGGTGTCATGATTAATGGAATATATGGAGCAAATACTGCACCAGCTTCCAAGAACTGTCCTCCTCTAAATCCTAACAAGATTGTATTTTCAGTCATGTAAGGATTTTTGTAGACAGTATAACGTGAGTTCAACTGACCTGCTTTCTGTACACCAAATGCATAAGACATTTGAGCAGCATCGCCATTATTTCCTGCAGCAAATCCTGGGATAGACTCAAGAATTGTAGCTACAGTTGGGGAACATACGAGGAAGTTAGCACCACCACGAAGTGTTCTTTGATGGATAGCGTTACTCAGCTTTTGGATTTTAGTACCAAGAGTTTGGAACCACTGTCCTTGTGTATTATAAAATCCAAGGTCAGTAACTGTTCCATCAGCACCATTATCAACAATAGATCTGTTATTAACAGCACTCCATACTTCAGTACCAGCAGCCGCTGATTCGATCAACATGTCAAGAATTTCGAGGTCAATCTCTAATGAGATATACTCACTCATGACAGAAGTCAATTCAGCTTCAGCATCCAATGCGTGGTAAGCGTTCAAGTCTTGTGCGAACTCAGGAGTCCATACAGCTTTAAGCTTACGTGTTTTAGCAACAATCGCAGATGATTGCATCTGAACGTTGATTTCTGGAATAGAAATTGGGTTATTAGTGTCATTAAGCCTAGTGTTTCTATCTTCGAAATCACCTCTCATAGCATCAGTTGGTTGCAATGAACCTGAGATAGAGAATACATCATCAACATCATTATTTGCTAATGAAGCAGAACTGATAACAAACTTAATAGCATCAGTTGATGCTGCATATTCAGTAAATGCTGGATATTGGGTTGCTTCAGTACCATCTAAGAATAATCTAAATGATCTTACAGCTTCAGTATCCACGTTAGGGAATACTGTAGAAGCAGAAAGAACAGTTACAGTTCTTAATTGATCACCTGTAGCAGAAGCTGAAAAATCAGCATCATAGTCTGCATCAGACCAAGAAGCTGTTGCAATTGCAGCATTTGTTACGGATCCAGTACTGTTGATAGAATAAGAATATCTACCAGCACCATAAAGACCACCAGTGTTAGTGTTACCAAAAGGCTCATTTCCACCTTTATCACCATACATAGAAGTAGCAGCAGTAAAAGGATTCTTACTAGTACCATATTGGAAATCTAAGTAAAATACAAGACCTGAAGGTAGGTTCATTGGTTGTACTGAGACAAATTCTTTAGCAGCAATTTGACCAAATACTTTTCTTACCAATGGAAGAGCTACACCAGCCCATTGTTCACCAGTTCCAGCTGTAAAGCTAGCACCGTCAACACCACCACCTGATAGTGAAGATTCTTGAACTAATTGCTTAGCTTGGTTCTCAAGAATCATTGACATATTGTTCTTGTCGGCTTCACCATTGAGGCCTTCAAGAAGTCCAGTTTTGGACCATTTTGAGGCTAATCTAGTAGCATCACTTTGTAGTGATTTGTACTGATTAGCACTTTCGAGTAATGAATTTAATTGTGACATTGTCAAAAATTAAAAATTAAAAAATTAGAGGCCAGCAAGTTTCTTAAATCTTGCGACCATTTCGTTTTCATGAATCACTTCAGTTTTAGATTCAGTGATAGGAGCTTTTCCAGTAGGTTTAGAAGCGAATCCCATAGATTCTTTAATATTTGATTTCTTAGCAGTTAATGCTGTAGAAAGTGATTCAAATACTAATTTAACTTCTTTTACTGTTTCGGCTTTATCGAAAGAATTTAAAACTTGTACTTTTTGTGATTCAGTAAGATTTTTATTTCGGAAAATCTTATTTGTATACAACAATTTAGAATTTAATAAATTAACTTCATTAATTTCTTTTCTTAAAGTAGAGATGACATCGTAAGCTTCCTTAAGGTCTTCGTTTACATCTTCGTCAATAACATCCTTAATGTCCTCAGCATCCTCTCCAGCATCTTTAGCTAACTTAGCTATTTGATCAAGATCGTCTCTGACGGCATCAACTTCTTTATCAACTTTTTCGACATCAGAATCAGAAAGTTCCTCTTCCATTTTGTCTTTATGCATACCTTCTTCCACTTCCTCATGGGCTCCCTCTTCCATTTTTTCATGGGCAGCTTCTTCCATTTTTTCAGCATCTTCTTCCATGCTTCCACAATGGGCTTCAGTTACTTCAACTTCTTCCTCTTCGGTTTCAGTTTCCATTTCTTCTCCAGCTACAAGTTCACCAGCATCTACCATATCCTTGATAACTTCCTCTACGAACTTAGCAAGTTCATCTTCAGTCATATCTTCGATATCAATAGCATCTTCCTCGGTTTCGACTTCTTCGGTTTCCTCAGTTTCAACTTCTTCTTCGTGTGCAGCTTCTTTTACCTCCTCATGTTCACCTTCCTTGACTTCGTCTGCCATTTCAGAAAGAAGTTCTTCTAAGTCAACTTCGTCTTCTTCACGCATCATTTCTGTTTCGCGTTCAGCAGCATCGTCGCCTTTCATACCACGTCTCATCACAGGATCTGACATGTGTCCTTCTTCTACTTCTTCTTCATACATAGATTTCTTGTTATAACCTTCTTCCATTTCTTTAGACTTTTCGTCTTTGCTTTTACCATGATAAGCCTCATCTACTTCTCCTTCCTCAAGTTCGTTGATTCTTTGAGCCAACATGTCTTTTAGGTGGGGTGTAAATGCTTCTTCCAGAGCAGCCTTTGCGTTAGCAATTGCAGACTCTCTAATAGCTTTAGCATCAGCGATAGCCTCTTTTAAGAGATTTCTACTCATTTTACTAAATTAAACTTAGTGAAATACGTTTATTCGGAAACGTAATAAAAATATATTAATTCGATACCATATAAGAGATGGTATATTCGCTAATACGTATGTAAAAAAAATTTAAAGAATAGGGCACTGACCCTTACTACAAAGAATTTCTCTAACCACATCATGTGCTTCTTTGTAAGTGTTAAAAGGTGTTTCTTTGCCCTCTTTTATTGTATGCATAAATGAACCTGGGTTAGAGGGTGTCGATACAAAATCCCAACATAATAATTCAAAATCATCTTGTACTTCTAATAAATCCCCTCGTTGCTCTAATGAACCCATTCCTCTTGATGATACACCAACAGTAATACCACTTTCAATAAGTGCTTTTAAAATATTACCTGACGGTGTAGGTAAGATTTCTATAAAACCCATTAGATTATCTCCATCCCAATATAATTTAGTAACATTATGGGATGCATTTTTTAAATTAATTATCTGAGAATCAGGATGGTCTAATTCTCCTAATGCTCTGCTTTCATTTATTAACATTTGATATTTATCTACTTCTCGATCCCATAAACCTTTAGAATAATATCTACCATTACCATTTTTAACTTCTGCGGTAGCCATGACACCCCCCACTATAGGATTTCCTCTTTTAGAGATTTTTGACTCTGTAAGTGAGCTAATAGGGTGGAAGTTGGTAGTTTCTACAAGTAAATTTTTCATTAAAACATAGGATCTGCAAGTTGACGCAATTGAACCTCATATTTACCATACATAGGTTCCATATCAATTACTAGGGTAACTGCTTCCTCAGCATTACCTACCATATCTACAATATTCTCTAAAGAATCTTTCATTTTAGAGAGTTGGGATTCTGAAGGAAATTTAGATTTCATTTCTTCCCTAATAATTTTTCTAATAGATTCTTTCAAATCTCCATATCCTGATGATTTATATTTACCCTTAGATTCTTCAGGTTTACCTAAACCCGGAGCGTCCTCAGTATAACCTATCCCTTCTAAACCAAATTGACCATTTTTAACATAATAAAGTTCATCTTTAGCTAAATTTTTTCTTACTATATCTTTTAACTCACCTATGGATTTATCTTTATTTTCGGTTTTTTGCATTTCAGCGTAGAATCCAGTTAAAAATTCTCCACCATTTTGGTTATCAATATTTTCCCTATCTTTATAATCATATCCAGCTATTTCTTGATCTACTACTTCCTTAGTAGGTTCTTTTTCCTCTGCTTTAGCTTCTTCGGAAATAGTTTTCATGTTATCATTGAAAATTTTGAACCATTCAGGTTGATCTTTTTTACCAGTTGCAATCCCCCAAATATTTTCAGAAATTACAGATTTTTGTTTTAAGATATTAACTGAGTCTTTGAATCCAAAGTGATTAGGAATATATTGAGGAAATAATCTTTTAGCCTCATTTAGAAAAACACCCTTATGGCCTTTTCCTTCCTTAATCAAATTATATTGTTGTTGGAGTGTTCTAAGTTTCATTATTTTACAGTTAGTAGTTTTTTTATATCTTTTAAGTAATCCTGAATTAAATCTGTAGGTTTTACTACTGTGTAAGATTCGGGATTAGTTTTATAATACTCTATAGTTTCGTTTTTGGCATTTGATATCAATTTATAAATATCGTTCAGTTGTGTAGTAATTGAATCAAACGCATTCATTCTTTTTTTTTGAAAAGATTGTTCTTTACTTTCTTCCTGAAAAAGTTGTTTAACTTCTAATCCAGATCCTTTAATTTTTTTAGGAACAGGTTTAAATCCTAACTTATAATAATAATTTCTAGCAGTACCTTTAGCTTTTTTATTTTTATTAAAGGCAAATGGGGTTGCATACTGAGCACCTATGCCCGGAGTGAAAGTTGCTGTTCCCCCTGTAATTGAAACTTCTTCTAGTTGGTTTTTTATACCCGTATATAAATCAGGGTAATTTTTTCTTAAATGTGTTCTATATAAATTAAAAGTATCTCTAACTTTACCTAATAGTTCTGCTATTTTTGGATCGTCTTTACCTGCTTTAGTAGATGCAAGTTTTCTCATAGACTTTAGGGCTATAGATAGTTTTTTTAGGGATTCGCTAAAAGAGGGGAGTTGGATCAGTTTATGTTTGATCCCACCTGTTTCCTTATTAATGTCTACAGTTTTATAATAGGTACTATCTTCTAAGTCAAAATAGTCATTGACCATATCCACTTCACCATATTGATCCTCTATTTTTTTAATGAATTTAGGATCTATTTCTGATGCTTTAACTGCAGGCATTAGTTTAATTTTTCAGTAAGTGAATAAAATTGTAAAAGATCAACTAAATTTTCACTCGAAACCTTATCAGTTTTACTTAATGGAGTAAGAAATTTTTTAACTTCATCTAATTTAATTTTTAAAACTTTGTCATTTACTTTTTTGGATCTTTCAGTTAATTGGATACGCAATTGTGCAATTTCTGTATTATAAAATTCTTTTAAATATGATGTTGAATCAATTGAATTAATATATTCCCGTAAAATGCGTTTTTGATTGGAATTTAATTCGGAATATTTACTATTGAATTTTTCTAGTAGGATCTTATAGGTTAATACTCTTAAATCTTTATCATATGTTCCAAATTCCTCTAAAATAGTATTTGCTACTTTATCCTTATCAACTGATGATTGGGTTAAATGCTCCATTAGATTAACCTTAATATCAATTAATTCATTAGGATTATTAGCTAAATCCGAGTTGTAACACTCAATTAATTTATACAAAGAAGCTATTTCTTTATACTCAGATATTTTGGTTTTAAAAATATCCTCAACACTATAATGTTGTTTTAGTTCCTTAATAAGGTTGTACTTTTCTTTGCGAAGTTTTTGTTTATTAAGTTTTTTAGAAGATTCTAAAATTACTGAAATTATAGTGGATGCTTTAACCTCACTTACTCCTTTCTTGGAAAAGAAAGATTCGTATAACTTATATTCTTTCCCTAATTCAGTATTAACAAAATATTTTTTTAAAATTACGGATGCTGGAGAAGGTTTACCAGAAAGAGTATCAGAGGTAATTCTCCTCACCAGCAATTCAAACAAAAGCCCTGTGTTTTTGTACTTGGAATGTTTGATTTTCATTGAGTATATTTTTTTATAAATATATTATAAATATTAACCCTTAATGTTAGACTCATCTAATAAGGATTCACCTGATTTATCATCTTCAAAAATCATACGTTTTTTATCAAAAGATGGTATATCTTTAAACATTTCACTATTTTTTTGATAATAAGACTTAGCTTCTAAAGATAAAGCAGATCCCCCCTTAAACTTAGGATTGAGATCATTACCATCATTTTTATCAGCATCTTTCATTCTTTGAACACCTAATCTGTCCTTACCAAAATTATCATCCTGAGTATTACGATTAGTAACTTTTTCTTGGGGTCTACCTAAAGGAACATTTTCATTATATCCATCCGGTAAATTATTAGGATCAGAATATGTTCTTCCTTTGCCATATAATGAAGCTAAATCATGGGGTGTTCCGTAGGACTTACCAGATTCCATAGGATCGTTACCTTCATTTTCCATTTGATTTTGTCTAAACTTACGTTTTTTATCTTGTAGGATTAAATCCCTATATTCATCATATTGGTCCTCAGATAAATGGAAAATATTTTCATAAATCCAATCAGTAGGTAATAACCCGTTATTAATTAATTCATTTGCTAGATTAGTCTTTTCAGTCAGCAATGCAATTCTTTCCTGATCATAAATAATAGAAGGATTTGTTAATGAAATTTCAAAATTAGCTAACTGTTCGCCCGTATAGCCTTGGGAGTATAAATGAACCATAGCAATTTTATACAATTCAGAAGTCATAATCCTTTGAATTCTTTCAATTGTTCTAGCAAATCTAATATCTTGGGCTGCTAATGTAGCTTTACCTTCAAGATTTTCATCATAACCCATAAATGCCTTAGGAACTTTTAGGGCTGCAAATAATTTATCTCTTAAGTAAGTAACATCTTGAATACCATCATATTGCAAACCGGGGGTTGTTTCTATTTTGGTAGACGAATCATTTCCTCTAACAGGGATATAAAAATCCTCTAGAGAATTTTGCATGTTATATTTTAGGTTATAATCACCTGTTTGTGGGTCAACATATGGAGTTCTTTTCAATTTAGAAATAGTTTTTTCCATAAAGGCTTCTACCTCATTAGGTGGGATGGAACCAATGTTTAAATAAAAAATACGTTTTTCAGGAGCTCTTACAATACGGTGAACTAACATCGCATCCTCCATTAATGTGTATTGTTTAAATAACTTACGGGCGGGTTCAATATAACTTCTACCATAAGGTAAGAAATTAACATCAGTTAATAACCTAAAATGAGCCATTTCATAATTGTCAAAATAAATTGATCCTGCTTGTTGATAATTTTGTTGATCTGGGACATTATAATATCCATAATCACTGGCTACTACTCCATCAGGATCAAACTTAAATATTACCTTTGAAGGGTTTTCTGGGTCAGAATGTTCTAGTCTTTCAATATTAAAAGCTGAATAGGGTATTACATTATAAACTCCAAAATCTTCGGCAATTTCTAGTTTTAAAAAGAAATCACCATATTTACACATATTACGAATCCAAGGCCAAAGGTTGAATTCAATGTTTAAAACATCATAAAATAAATTATATAGAATTTTTTGAATATCCTCATCCGGGGATTTGATGTGGAGGACTTCTCCCATATCATTCTTCAAAGTAGATTCATCGGCAATAATATCTAAGGCAGAGGCAATAATGGCATCAGTATCCATAGCATCATACTCAGAATATAAAGTAGGTCTTAATGTTCTATAATTAAATGAAACCTGTTGGCCATATAAAGATGTTAAATTATTAGTATAAACTTTATTAAATCTATCTATTAAAGAATTAGTTTGAATATCTCCCGACACTTGTATATGTTGAGTATCAAATGTTCTAAGTTGGTTATTACCAACATTTCTTATAATAACATCAGAGGAAAATAATCTCTGTAGTCTAGGAAAAAGTCCTTTATCCGCCATAATTCATTTTTAAATAAGCCAAGTTATATTTTCTTTTTTTCCATTAATCTCCATTGAGTAAGGGTTTTGGGTTTTTCCACTTACTACACCTGGGGTATGGTAATCATTTTTACTAACATTCCCAAGAGCGGCTTTTGCTCTATCTAAAGATTCTTGTTGAAATTTTAATGATGTATCTCTTAAAAACATTGCAATGCCAAAAGCCATAATTAAATCATCATTATAACCTACTTGAGCTTCTGGTCTACCATTTTTCCATATAAATACTCTCATTTCCTCTAAGAGTCTTTTGGAACGAATGGTTACACTTCTATCTCCTACAAATTCCCTAAATTTATTAATGATTAAAGGTCTAGTCCTCATAGACATTGTAAAACCAGGGACCATTTCAGAGTTACCCTCATAAGATTGAAGATATGATTCTGCTGTTAGTTTATCCGATTTAGGAGAATGATATAGATTTCTATATCCTCTTTCTCTTATTGCGTCAAGTGTTGCCCACCCAATATTAGCATTTTCAGGGCATAACATTGCATTATTGTACTCTGCTGCTAGTCCAACTAAAAAATAACCAAATTCTTTAGGAGGTAATTGACCCTTAAACTCTGCTACTTGGGTATTTGTTTCAATGTCTATGACATGAGCCGCAGAAAAATCTTTTCCATCACCCCTGGCAACATCAGCAGTTATTAAATATTCCCGGGCATAATCTGCGGATTCCCATATCCATAAATTTTGGTCGACACCTCTTCTTTCAACAGGGTTTTGGATAGTTGTTTCTTTTAAAAATTCAATCCATTCACTATAAAATACGATATCACCTGATGTATTAAAATCACAATCACATTCCTGGGCTGCAATACGAGGATCGCCTAATAAATCATCTTGCCTGTCTCTCCATGTTTGGTCCCTTTCGGGGTGTACCATCCAAGGTAATCTGATAGGTAGAAATTCATTTTCTTTAGCCTCGGCTTTAGTCCACATTTTATGAAACCAATTACCAGTTCCATTAGGGGTGGAAAGTACAATTGCACCCCCTCCAGTTGATAGTGTTTGTTGTGCTGAGGCCCATATATTATCTATACCTTCAATAAATGCAGCTTCATCAACTACTAACATAGATACAGCTTCCGATCTACCCGCGTCTGAAGCAGCCGAAGTGGCTTTTATTTGTGAACCATTAGCTAACCTTAATGTTAATTTATTATTTTCTTCTGTTGATATTTGTAACCAAGAGGGTAAATTATCATACATAAATTTAACCTTAGTTACTAGGTTTTTGGCTGTTTCTTGCTTAGTAGCAACACATAATACATTTTTACCTTCATGAAATAACATTAACCAAAGAGAATACCCTGCTGTTAAAGTAGAAATACCTAACTGTCTGGATTTTAATATTAAAGAATAAGGGTTATCCTTAAATAGATTTAATACTTTTTCTTGAAAAGGATATAAGGTAAATAATATTTTACCTCGTTGGGGATGTTGAATAAAACAGTATTTTTTCATAAAATGTACAGGATCTGTTGCACATTTAATATATTCTTGACGAATTATTTTTTTAAGATCCTGTGACATAGTTTAGAGAAGAGCTTCTACCTCTTTTTTCATAGCGGTGAGCTCTTTTAATCTATTAAGTAATTCTTGTTTTTCTTCACCTTCGGATTTTTTCCACTGGTTAACTACTGTTTTCATTTCACGAGTAATTTTACCTAATTCCCTAGCTAGGGATGAAACAGAATCACTCTTAAGGTCAGATGCTTTAGGTTCTTCTTCTTGTTCACCTAATGCAGCTTTTAGCTTTTCGGCAGCTACAGCAGCTCTTTCAAGTTCATCTGCAGTTTTAGTAGCTTCTTCGGAGGATTGTTCAGATAAAATTTCTAAAATTTCTTCTCGGATAGTTTCTTTTAATTGTGATTTTGTTAATCCCATTATAAGTTTATTTATAAATATTAAGGGAATAACACCTCATTTATTTGCTTCAACCTTTGTTCTGTAGTACCACTAATAGTAGTGAAATCTTTAATTTGATCCCTATACTCAAACAATAATCCTCTAATAGTATCATCAATTTTTTCTCTATACTCAACATCTACAGTTCTAACACCATTATCTTCTATAATAGTACCTTCAGTAGAAACATAAAAAATATGATCATAATCTCCTAACATAGTAGAAGCAAAATCACAAAATTTCTTAGCATCACCTTCATTAATTGAATCAGCACATTTAGCAAATGCCATTACATCAATAATAGTTCTATCTGTAATAATACTTTCATTCAACAGTTCACTAGCTCTCTCTGCTAAGAATATAGATTGACCCTTTACTGTAGAATCAGTATTTAATGGAATACCTAAATCTCTTAAATATTTAGATCGTTCAGTAGTAAACTTATAATTAATAAATTCTACCTCATATTCTAATGCCTTAACTAAT